TCTAAAACAGTTAAATTTTCTGTCTGTTTCTCTTCTATTTTTAGGAATCTGTCTAAATTTCTCTCTTCTCTTCTGGATAATTCAGCCCTAGATATTCTTATCGTATAGTTTATATCTGATTTACAATTATTATCATAACTAGATATGCTGCGATTCATCACTAAATCATCTAAGTATGAATCGTATTTTTCATAAGTCATAGAAGGAGGAAGTTCTGTAATATGTATAGTAGTCGTATTCTTTACTTCATATTTTCCTCTAAATATCCATGAATTTTCGCTGTCGGGATTAGGTTCAATAGTTCCAGTGAATCCTCTTATCCAAGGTTCAGGCTCTTTATACCCTTTTCCGTCTAATTCCTTTAAACAGCATTCAATTAAGGTGAGTGGATTACGATTTAATATGTTGGTAGAAAACCCAACGGCAATTCCTGATGAACCATTAAGTAAAACAGTAGGTATTATTGGGAGAAAGTATTCAGGTTCAACCTGAGTGCCCTCTTCCATCCTAGGCGTTAATAATTCAAAATCCTTATATAATAATCTAAAATTAGGATGGAGTTTTGTTGATACATAACGTGGAGCTCCTGCTTCAGGCGATCTTAATGAACCAAATTGTCCAATTTCTTCTAATAGTGGCATAGAATTTTTAAATTTCTGTGCCATTCCTATTATTGCAGAGTTAAGGCTTGAATCGCCATGATGATACATTGTCTCTGATGCTATCTTTCCAGTTAATTGGAATACTTTTAGAGGTTTTTCATTTCCTCTCTTCCAAACTTTATCAGATATAAATATAATTTTTCTTTGTGTAGGTTTTAGTCCATCTATCACAGATGGTATTGCTCTCTCTTCAACAACATATCTAGCATAATCTAAGTATTCGGTATCTAAATAGTCATTGATAGTTATAGATTCTATCATTCATTAGCGGTTATTTTTACTTAAAATTTTAAAATATAATGACAATATAATCCTTTTAATGATTCTAATAGATTTGGTTTTTTATAAAATGATTTATATACAGAAGAGCCAAATTCAGTTATATTCCAATGTGAACCCCACGTTGAAATAATACCAACTTGTGTAAACTTATAAAAATCATCTCCACCTATTAACTCCTTTAACTCGTTAATATTACCTTCTTTTTTATCTACTACTATTTTTAAGGATTTTTCCATTACATTTTATTTCCCTTCCTTATCTAATTTCTCTTTTAAAGATTTTAGAGCATCCAAATCTCCCATGCTATATGTGGCAGCCTTTGGTTTGCTTATAGAATGCATCACTGCTTTCTCTTCTCTATCTGTGACGTTTACTCCGCGTTGTCTTGCGTGTTTTATTCCGCTTTTAGCCATCATATTATTTGCTAGCCATTGCATGTAACCATCTCCACTCAACAACTTATTGACATAGAAGTTATAGAGTTGTTCATAAACCTCCTGACAGATGAGCTTGTCAGATTTTTCACACTCTATTCCAAGAACTGCGCCATTTGGTAAGTTCTTTTTAGCAGGATGATCGATAGGAGTTGTTTTCTTGTCTTCACTTAGAGTTAAGCTTGATCTTAAATATTCTGCAAACTCATCAGGATTAACTTTAAGCATTGCATTCATTGCGTCCTCTTTGCTTATTAGTTTAACACCTGTGATGCAACATCTCATTGCTCTTTTCTTTCCATCCTTTTCAGAAGTCCAGATGTATGTTCCTTTGCCAACTGGGAAAAAACTTCTCAATAAGTGAGATATGAATTTCTTTCCTTTTTCTGTAGAGTACATTTCCTCTAACTTCTCTTGTATTTTCTTTTCGCTCATCATAATGTAATTTTATAGATTTTTACTTGTAATTTTTTATTTTTTGCGTATTCAATCATGTGTTTTGTTCCTCGACTCTCTCCATCCCAGAATGCTATTAAAGCATCTGCATAATCTCCCATTTGAGCGTTTCTAATATGACCAGCAGCTTTACCATTCTTCTCCCAATCAGCAGGAAATATCTTGCACTTTAATCCGAACTCAGCAGCATATGCTTCTCCTAATGAGTCAACTCCTTTGGCTCCACCACTAACTATTTCAATCTTATCTTTATTGATATTTTTAATAGCATGTGATACTTTTTCCTTTAGGAATTCGTAATCATTAAAATTTCTACAGCCCGCTATTATTATCTTCATGTGATATAGTATCTAATACTTTACATTTAGGACATCTAATTAATATGCACGTAATCACTCATATTTTAATGATTTATTTTTTGATTTTATTATACATTTCTCTACAAAAATCAACGGTTATATCATCTTCGTTCTCTAAGCATCCAACTTCACCATAGATCCAATCCCAAAATATATTGTTACCATCTTTATCTTCATCTATAAAGAGGTCATCGAGTAATCTCTGAAAAGCACGTTCAATATTCTCATATAATGAAAATATTTCTAGATCCAATTCTCTAAGTTTCTCTTCTAACTTATGTTGTTTATATAAGTCTTTGACTACTTCTGTAAAAATTTCTATATTCATATTTTATTAGCTATTTTTCTCCAATCTGAACTGATACCATTAAACCAACTGTCAAAATCTCCTTTATATCCTTTTTCACAATTTATAGCAAAATTAACAGCTATGTGTCTAAGTTCGTCTAAACTATATTTAGGTTCATCATTAAATGCTTCAACTGCCTTTTGTCCAGTTATTAATTCTATTCGTTCCATTAACTTTCTTTTAGCTCGCATCAAATTCCAACTAGCAAATGGTCCAAATCTATAAAATAATCTACTTTCATAGTGACCCTGTTCAGTCCTTGCAACTAGCATCTCCTGAAGATCGCCAGCTTCTCCGCAATATGTGTGAAAGTGTACTTTTATCATAACGATACGTATTTATTTTTGCACCAACTACATTTATATATTTGTTTGTTATCTACAATGCTAAGAGTTTCCAACTTAATTATGCCATTTTGACAATTAGGACAATCATATTGAAATTTATGTAAATAATACTTAATTTTCCTAAAAATTTTATTTCTCTTTTTTATCATGTATTTAATAACTTATTTTTTCTAGGTTGTGAATCTTTACCAAACCAATCTTCTAAACTTTCTTTAGAATTAGGTCCATATTTTAATTTTACCACTTTCGGATTCTTTATTATATTTTCATATTCATAATCCTCTAAAGAAGCCAACCCCTTCTTGTATTCTATACTCCAAGAAGACTGTCCATCTTTAATCCATTTATCGAATTCTGCTTGATTATAAAAGTTAATAGATTTTGTTCCTTTTGTGGCTACAACAAGTGGAGTCATCACTTTGTATATAATATTGTGATGAAATAATTCTGGCCAATATTTAGCAAAGAAGTTAATTAATTGAGCAGAAATGGCGTTACCGTCCGGATCTGCATCCGTGTATATGTATATTTTGCCATATCTTAAATCTTTCGGTTCTTCTCCTAATTTAAGACCAATTGCTCCCATTAAACCTTTTACTTCTTCATTTTGAATTACTTTACTATCAGGGAGTTCGTGAACATTTATGAATTTCCCTCTTAAAGGATATGCTCCCATTGTTTGAGAATCTCTAAATTTTCTAAATGCAGATTTTGCTGATTCTCCCTCGTATATTCCAAGAATACAATTGTATCTGTTTCCTTTTTTAGTGGCGTCTATCAATTTTGCTACTTTTCCTTTATCGAGTTCCTTATTTAACTTTCTAAGTTCAGCTCTCTCATCTGCCAATTGTTTCTTTTCAATCCAATCAAGAACAGATTTAATTATTTCGGATTTGAATATAAGTTTAGCAATCTTTTCAGTTACTTCATGTTTAGTCTTAAAGGATCTTACATCTGATATGAGTTTCTCTTTAGTTTGAGATGAAAAAGATGGATTAATAACAGTACAATCAACAAACACATAAAGGTGATTCCTGATGTCATTAGGTTTAACCTGGACTCTGTATTTCTTTTGTATCATATCTCTAAGATGAGATATTAATTGATCTGTGATATAATCTACATGAGTTCCGCCATCTTTAGTATGAGTTGAATTGACGAAGCTAACAGTATTGAATCCAGTAGTTGAATGAGCAAATCCTATCTTCCAATCCTTTGATTCTTCATAAAAATATTCATCATTTACATAAAGTTTGATATATTCTTCGAATTTCTTAAATTTAAGATTAAGATTTTCTTTCTTTCCAGATTTAATTGTGGTTATTTTTACAGTTAGCTTTGGATTACATGCTGCTGCATCTAAACATCTCTTTAAGAGTATCTTGTGACTGAATTCATCTATTGTAGTCATTTCAAGTCTTTCTAACTCTAACTCAAAACTTATTTCTGTGAATCCTTTTGCAGCAGCAGAGATCTTTGGAGTAGATCTCTTATTCATATTGTCTTGAAAGGTTTGCTCGAATTTCTTCTTTCCATCACATGTTTTAACTGTGAATTTCTTGCTAAATATATTAGTAAGTGTTGCACCTACTCCATGAGTTCCAGCAACTGTTCTCTCCTCAGTATCATCGAAGTTACTACCTGCTTTTAAATTAGAAAAGATCATTTCAGGTATCCACTCTTTATGATCTTTATGTTTAGCTACAGGAATTCCTCCATTATCCCATACTGTTATGATATTATCATCAAGATCAAAAGTAACTCTGATTTCACTTATTTTATCTGATCTTCTATGTTCATCTATAGAATTAGATAGTATCTCATCAAATAGCTTTAAGAATGCTGGATTGTAAATCGATTCTTGCAGAAAAACTCTTTCTCCATCAAATATGTATTGCGCACTATTTTGAGGAACAGTGGATCCGACATACATTCCACTTCTTTTTAAAACGTGTTCAATATCTGACAGTTTTTGATACTTCTCTTCTAACCTTTTAGTCATCTATTTCTGTTATTTTTACGCGCTATAAAGAACAGCTAACTTCTTTTCTAGCTCTTCTATTTCACGGTTTGCTCTGTCATATTTAAGTTGAGCTTGTTCATCATCCATAGGAAAATTATTACTTCCACCAAAGAAAGATGCCATGTCTACATCTAATTGGTGATAATGCCAAAAATTTTTTACGAATGATTTTAGCTTAGAGAGTTCTTTTTTCATTTCTCTTCTCTCTTTGCCATTAATTTTGTATTGAGGTAAGTCCATATTAGTTTGTAAAATATTCATCGCATTTTTTACAATGATAATGAGTTAATTCGAATCCTTTCATTTCTTCACTACATAGTGGACATTTTGAAGTTTTAACTTCTTTTTTATCGTATATTAATTCTATGCTCCATTCTAAAACAGCCTTAATATGGTCTCTCTCTAGACTTGGTTACATTTCTATTTCTAATCTATCAATATCTTCTGATATTAATTTCGCATAAGACTTTCTATCCATCCTGATTCCCATAATATTTAATTTACAAATTCTGCGTTATTAGGTATTTCTTCTTTGAAGTGTTCCGGAACATCTCCTTGACACCATAAGTTATCAGTTTCATAGATTTCATCAGAATCATTCTTTTTGATTTTGAATTTTCTTCCTCCATGTCCTTTATAAACTCCGGTTACCTTGGGATCACATGTACCTGCACAATGATATCTTGTTCCATTTATAATAAATGTTCTAGTTTGTGCCATATATTTTATTTTTTGTATAAATCATAACAATCAATGTCTGTATATGTTTTAATTAATGCTCTAAAGTCTTGACCTGCTTTAGCTGCCATTCCTTCACGATCTTTCATATCAATAGATTCAGCCTCCTGTAATTCCCACATCTTATCCATAATAACGCTCATAAAGATTTTTACAGCTGCTCTAAATCCTTCTTTAGTATAACCTGTCTTACATCCGTTATGTATTTCAAATTCCCATAATGCATTTTCTACTTCTACTAAAATGGGACTAATTTTTTCACCTATCATAATTTTATTGTTTTTATTGCATTTTTAAAATATTTTGGTATGCCTTTACTCAATATCTGATCAAAACATGAATCTAATATGTAAGTCTCAGCCCAATCATCTTCGTTTCTTATAGATCTACCATATGACTGCATGATATCAACGAGAGTCTTCCAGTTATACCAATCTGGATATGTCTCTAATCTCTTTTTAATCTTACTACTTTGAAGATGCGGAAAAGGAACTTTAAGAATTATCTGAAATCTTGAAAGTTCATCCTTTAAGTCAATTCCATTTATCATAGAAGGAGAAACAAGAACAGTGCTCTTTTCTGATTCTAAATGATGTTTTAAATAGTCTTCTCTAGTAGACGAATCGTGAATAAGTAATCTCGTATCTTTTATAGATCTTCGTATCCATTCATTAAATTGATAATTTCCAGAATGTATGATTCCCTTATTGTCTTTATTTCGTTCTAATATCTTTTTAATAATAGGAACAGCCTTTTTAAAGGTTTCGCTCTTATCATAATAAGACATCTTTCCAAATTTGGTGTAAATTATAGGTCTCTTGTCAACATCAAATGGACATGGAAGAGCTAAATATTCTGATTCATCGTCTTCTAATCCAACCAAGAAAGAGAATATCTTTTTATCTAAGATAGTTCCTGACATAAATATGACATGATCGTATCTATTCCAAAATGTCTCCTTCATGTATGCATTTCCCCAAATTGGCTCAACTAATATCTTAGTATTTCCCTTGTCATCTAATTCTTTTTCAAATATCCAATTCTTTTCGTAGTTTTCATGATCGTTTATAAATCGGTTCCACTTACATACTGATTTATCACAGTGATCTGCTTTTTTAACGAGTTCAGCTTTTTTAGTTTTTGATCTTGAACTCTTAGCTTCTTCTAAGCTATCAGCCATCAATCTCATTGCCCTAGGGATAAGAGTTTTCTCTACGTAATTAGACAATTGACGAATATTAGTTATTTCAGCTAAGTCAGGCTCCATCCATGTTTCCCATATACCTAATACTGTTAAACTTCTTTCAGAAAACATAGAACTAATAAAATCACAGAATGCTTCTTCGAATGAATGAGCCTCATCTACAATTAAAAGATTTGCTCCACGTTCGATTAACATATCTGGAGAATACATTGAATATGCAGTAATAAGATGATAATTAGTCAAGCTCACTCGCTCTCTAACAAATGCGCTCTGAGCTATGGTGTGAGGACAAACTCCACATGGAGCATCTCCCTTTACTTTCTTGTACATTTTAGCATCACCACATCCCATTAAGTGTCGCTTACACCAGTATGAATTACTTCCTTTTAAAGATGCAATAAAATCGAAATCCTTTGTGTATTGATCTTGTAGAATCTTAGTATTAGTAAGAATATCTACTTTCATATCTTTATTGATCTCCTTTTGGTACCAGTCAGAAATCATCATGGCTGCGTATGATTTTCCGGTCCCAACTGGCGAATCAATTATCATGAATTTCTTTTTTTTGTTCTGAATTGTATCTTTAACAAAGTCGAGTATTTCAATCTGTTGAGGCCTGGGATCGTATTCTAACTTTATATCACGCATTATTTAATATATTTCTCTCCTTCAATATAAAATCAACGATTTCTTCTATTCTAGAAGGTTCACCGTCTATTTCAACATATGATATTCCGTTATCATTCAATAAACTTTTTACTTCAACATCTTTTTCTTTTGCTTGTTCAAAAGTTTGCAATCTTCCATTAGGATTGTATTTTTTCTTACGTCTAACAAAAAGATTAATATTATTGTATGAATTGAATTCATTCAATACAACTTGTCTAAATGCGGTATCATTCTTTGAATCGTAGATAATTGAAAGAAGAAGAGGAGAGTCAGTTACAATTATGTCAACTTTGCCATTCAATCTGTACATACGGTGTTGTTGCTTTCCAAATACATACAATTGATTTTCTAACACATGCGCAGATCCTTCCCATACCCTATCTTTTGCATATTCGAGACACATTTCAGTTTCAATGTCTCTCCATTTCAATTCTGCAAAGATGCTAGCACACAGTGACGATTTTCCACTACCTGGCCCACCGTACAGATTAACAACTACTGTCTTTTTCATTATGTTTGGATTATTTTATCGTCTGAAAAACTACTGCTATATAGTGACATATCGTCTAACACGAGATATTTTGAGAGAATTTCCGGCTCATATATAGATACGTCAAGCCATTTTACGTCATTTTCTACTAAATATGGGTAGAAATTAGCTCCAAATGCAATATCTTTTACTGTTCCAAGCTGTTTTAGTTTTTCAAATAAGTAATTAAAATCCAATTCTTTTGCTTTTGCGCGTCCATGAATCATATAAGGAAGTAATACAAAATATTCAACTTTTCCTTTATATTGTTCATATACAGAAAGAAATTTGTCTACACTTTCTCTATCTGATATAATAACATGTAAATTTGTTCGTATTCCTTCTTTAATAAATCTATCAAGAGCAGATTTCCAATATTTATCAAGATGGTCATGTGCACTTACTGCTACACCACCTGAATATTTTTTAGTAGCTTCAATAATATCATCACTTAAACTCATTCCATTTGTTGTATAATTTGGAACAATACCTAATTCATGAAATTTCTGAAGAACTTCTATGAATTTTGGATGTAGAGTAGGTTCACCAGCTCCACCTATAGCTACTTGGAATGGTCTTTCATTCTCACTCATTGAACCAAAGTAAGCATCTATTTTATCAACGATCATTGCAAAGTCCTTTCCAGTTTCTTTGGCATTTACATAACACCATGGACAATTTGCGTTACATCTATTATTGATTGCAACGTCATAAAATTCTGGATATTTTAACTCAGTTATAGGTTTACTAGGATCAACAGTCATCCTAAGCGTCTTATGATTGTGAAAAATCGCTTTGTAATTACTTTCTGGAAAGCTTCTTGTTTTCATTATGAATCAAAATCGTAGTGTATAACATTAAAATTACTCTCTATGAAATATTTAACTTTTGGATGAAGTCCGCCACGTTCTGCACTTATAGAAATATAAGAACATTTAGCTGCTTCTTCTTGTGGAAGTTTTTCAACTTTATATCCTTTTGCTTTAAGATATTTGACACAGTCCTCTTCATCTACATAACAATCAAATATCTGCTGAAGTCTCCAGTCATCACTAGATATAACATCAGTGTATAGACGATGACCATATTCATTAGGATACATGTCCTGCATCTCATCGACCATCTGTCTAACCATTTCTACACTCTTTTCAGTGTCACATACAAAAAGTTCAGTTGAGCTGTTTGTTATAACATCAACGAATGAATGTACACTTATTATGTAGGTTATTCCTTTTTCCATCTTTTATCAATGTATGGTATTTCTTCAAAATCACAATCTACTGTAAATCCTGTCAACCCATTCACCGCTGTCAACTCGTTTACCTTTGTATGTGTTTTTATCCATAGTTATTATAACTTACTACTGTAAATGTATCTCTAACAAATTCATGAAACCAATCTGGATCATTCAGCCATGAATATATTTCGACATTTCCACCTTCTAAACTCGTTATACTAAGCTCATGATTATACCAATCCATTTCACCAGTAGCTTCACATTTTTCTCTAAATAACTCTTTAATGTAATTTTCAGAACGTATACTACTGCATACATATATCTCAGTTGAGCTATTTGTTATCACATCTACAAATGAATGTATATTTACAATAATCTTTTTCATTATCCTAGGTGGTAATTTTTTGCATTTAATTTACCGTTAATATAATTCCAAATATCATATGGTATAGAATTATCATCGGATCCTTTGATGATTATTTTACCATCTAAAGAATCTATGGTTGATCTGTTAAACGAAACATATTTCCAAGGTTCATTCCACCATTCTGGTTTGTCACCAGACTCTTTGATCTCCTGGAATATTTTTTCAACTTCTTCTCTCTTTTTAGAATAGTCCCAATTTTCTCCCATAGCTAAATCTAAACGATTTCTGTATGGATTATTATTAGATGACCAATAATTACCTGAAACAGGACCGTCTTCAATAACTGTTTTACGTTTTTCATCCAAATCATCTTCATCTTCTCTGTCTGTGAACCATCCTTCTATAGTATGAAAACCAGGATCTTCTCCAGGATATGGAATGTGACTGCTCCAGTCACCTGATTCTTTAAACTTAGCTAATTCAGCCTTAGTATGTTCCTTCCATTTTTTGAATTCAGAATAATTAAATTGATAAATTTGTCCAAAAATGCTCATATCATATTCAGATTCGTTCAACATATTATAACCATCTAAGACGGTCTGAAGAATTTCTTTTACCATTTCAATACTCTTATCAGTATCGCAAACAAAAAGTTCAGTTGAGCTATTAGTTATAACATCAACAAACGAGTGACTGTTAATTACAATTAATCTTTCCATATTATTCTTCTATTTTTCCTCCGCAATTTTTACAAATATTAGATGTTCCATCTCTTTCAGGTTTAGTACATTCACATTTTAAATGATATGAATAGTCACTAGGATTATATTCATTACTATCAAATACAGCATATAGCATAGTTGATGGAGTATCAGTCACACCATATACTATAGTAGTATCAGGTGATACTCCATACATCATAACAATAGGATCTTGAGGTCGTTTAACTGCATATACTGGCTGCATAAAAGGCTCAGTATTACTTGGAGTTTTAATTATGCGTCTTATTAAATTAGGAATAAAAACAACGCCTCTACATTGATCTTTACAACACTCAAATGAGTCATATCTGTATTTTTTAAAACCATTTATCCAAATATTTATTAAAGATTGTTTGTCATCTAAAAGATTTCCTTGAACATTATCTTCAACTTTAGTCCAACTTCTCATTGATAGACAGGGAACAACATTACCATTATATAATATACCAATAGAAGAAGTTCCAGCACCACACGGGCTATCATTCATATTATCAGCAGCAATTATACGCACTCCTTTTCTAATAGAAGAATGCATCTTATTAAATAAGTTATCTTGAGCTAAATTATTTTCATATATAGCAAGATCTTTCTTATTAGTCATAGTAAATTGAACTTGCCAGATAGCTCCTCTGCTTTTAACAAAATCTTCTATATTGTCATATAAATAGAGATTCTGGGTGTTGAAATTAGTTATAATAGTAAAATTCAAAGGAATATCTTTAACAATGTTTAATTCCTCTTCAGTATTAACTGATATTCCGATCCAATCATACAATAAGAAAATGCTCTTATCACATTTAGCATATGATTTAGGATTAAATAGAATCTTCACTTTAATTCCAGCTTCTTTTAGAATACCAACTACTTTTTCATGAGTAATAAAAGAAACTAAAAGAGGATCTCCACCAGATATGTCTATTTCTTCTGGAGGGTACTCGGCTATTTTCTTAGCTATTTTAACTATATTTTCTTCGTTAATCTCTTCGTTCCATACCTCTTTTGAACCACAATATGAACATCCATTTTCACACCTGCCGGTAATTTCCCAGATGATTTCTCTTAATTTTAATTTAGGTGTTTGCATAATTATTCTTCAGTATCAGGAATACTGATTCCATTTTTTTTACGATATTCAAGCTCTTGTTTGTAATATTGACAATGCGGGTGGCTTTCTCCAACATATATTATTGCATTTTTTACCCAGTCATCGCCCATTTCACATAGTTGAGCAGATCTGAATTCACCCTGTCCATCTTTTCCATAACCAGATCTTCCGATTAGTGTTCTAATCACTTCAAAAGGATGAATATCATTTAAATCAATGACTTCAACGTCAGCCCATGCCACTAAATGACACACTTCTTCTAATTTCTTAGTATCCTCATTAACTTTGTTGCATAATGAGTACATTCCATCAATATGATGAAAGAAAATGAGTTCTCCTGCACTAACTGAAGGAGATCCGATGGGTACCTGTACTTCTTGAGTGGTTGATTTACCTTCGTCTGGAATCTGTTCAATCACTCTTACGTAACTTCCATTCATAACATCATATAGCTTCATAATTTTAAATTTTTTATATTGTTCCTTTATCTTCTGCTTTCTTTATGATAGATCGCATGATTTTGTAATTCTTCTTCTGTCTCTTAAGAGTTTTTTTACGTTCTTCATGAAACTCTGGAAACTCTTCAGGATGTGCAAGTTTGTATTCAAGTTCATCTGCTCTTCTTATGAAATCTTCTGCATCTTTACCAGTCAATACTGGTGTGCTTCTTATAGGTCTAGACATAATTACCAATCTTTAAATCCACCCATTGGTTTGCTATCAAATGCAGTTTTATCTTCATCATCCTTCCAGTGCTTTTTAAATGAAAAATTGTAATCATCTTCAGTTTCTTGCACTTCTTCTGATTTCTCTTCTAAATATTTTCTACCGAAAAGAGAATCAACATCTCTATCATTTTCTTCATTTGGTGGTATAAACATATTAATTTAATTCGATTATTTCTCCATGATTATCATAAAGAAATTTATATTTTGCAGCAATTGAGTGCGTAAGATAAGGATTAGTGTAAACATTATCATTCTCTATACAAACTTTAATATCTTCGATGCTTGCCGCACCAAAGTCATGAGAATCACCATGAAATGTGCAGGTCATAGATTCATGATTTATTCTAAAACATCCGCCTCCTTTAACATTTAGTCTGTTTATAACTAAATCTTTATGATAAGTACATTTAGATATGATTAAACAATCTCCAAGTACTGGATCAGTTTCTATTATAAATTTAGGAAATACGTCCATTATTCTTTAATACTAATATTTGCTGCATTTTTAAAATAAAAATCAAATTATTTTTGTGACTTTTCCAAACACTGATTTAGTCCATTAGGTAGAGTAGCTATCTGTGGAACCTTTTCTTTAATACTTTTAATTTTGTACATATATTTATGCATTTTATTCAATAATTATAATTTACTTAAAAAAATGATTATTTTTCATGATAAATAATAAAAAAATAATGTAACTACAATGGGAAAGAAAGTTTGTATGAGCTATAATGAATTTATGTCTAAAGCTAAAAGCGCAGGTGCTGGATACACTAAAAAGGCTAATATTGGTAACAATGATGCTAAACCTGGAAGTGGAAAAGCTAAAGAAACTGCTACTGGTCCTATAAAAGGTAACGGAACTCCATCTATTCAAAAGCTTACTAATCAACATTTATCTAACATTAAAAGTAAAGACAGCGTTAGAAAACCTGGTACTAAAAAATAAGAATGTAAATTATGGATTTTGCGTTTGATAGTTTTGAAAAGTTTTCTATTAATGAAAAGAAAACTGGTATTAAGAAATTAGTTGGTAAAGACGAAGACGAAGAATTAACTATTAAAGATGCTAGAAAGATTGGTATGAAAGTTGCCAATATGGAAGGAGAAGACAAGCGAAAATATGTCGGAATTATCAATTTTTTAGGTGCTTCATGTAAAATCTACAACGAATTATGGAGAAATTATAAGAAATATAGAGATGACTAATATTTCTAATTGATTAAAAAGCCGAATTTATTCGGCTTTTTTTATGCACGCACGTTATAATTTATGAAACTTTAGTGTTTAGACAAATAAATAATTAAAATAATATTATAAATATGGCTGGATTACCGCACTGGAACAACGCACAAGCTGCTAGAAACTATTATGAACCAGTATTTCAAAATCAATTTGAGGTTATTATAACACCGCCTGCTACTATAACACAAAATGTAGATTTGTTAGTAGAGCATGTACTAAGTGTTGATGGACTTCCTGAATTCTTAACTCATGGAACTGTTGAACAACATTATAAATTTGCTAAAAGAGTGTATGCTGATGGCGTTCCTGATAATACTATCACAGAGCTAACATTTAAATTTGAAGTCAACCTTAATGAAGATAATAACATGTATGTTTACAATACTCTTAGAGCATGGGGAGATTTAATATATGATCCTCTAACTGGTCGTCAAGGACTTAAAAAAGATTATGTAGGAGAAATATATGTAGCAATTTTCAATAAAGCACAGGATATTTTTAGAGAATGGAGATTCAAACCAGTATTCTTAAAAAAACCATTAACTCCACTTAAATTAGATTACAATCAAGGAAAACAAGTTTATCAAATGGATGCTACATTTGTTGCCGATACTTATAAAGAAACTAGAATCGGTCAAATAAACATTTAATAATATGGAAATTTTTAATATTAAAAGAAAGGACGTATATGGATTTGAAGATTGGATGGATCTTAAAAAACCAGGATTTGGTGGACCTGCTTCTGCTGAAAAATTGAGAGATGAAAAAGGAAAGATAATCAATAAAGATAGAAAACTCAACGAGTATCAACGTAAAGTTGAAAGAAATGATGATTTTTTTGGTCATGAGGTATATAATCCTACATATAAAGCTATGGGAGGCGATTTAGTTCATAAACAAGAAGATGGTAAAAATCCTTATGATTATCCTAATTCTTACGATCACATGGGAATTCCAGTAGTTGAAGTTGGAGAAACAAATGAAGGATTATGTACTGATTTTATAACGTTTGTCTTAGAATCAAAAGATGAGAACGGTGTAGAAGAACCTTGTCCTTTTTGTATAAAGGAACAAGAAAAGAAAGAATTAACTGAAATAACTGTACCTGGTGAAATGCGTGATGAACTAACAATCACTAAAAAAGCAAAACCAAAAATATTTTTAAAACAAGATCCTACTACACACCAATTATATACAAAAGATAAGGTTGGTAAAACTGTTACAATTGGAGATACTG